GCACGCACTCCTCGTCCACGATCCCGTCGTAGAGATCGATCCAGCGGCCGGCGAGCGCCGTGCGCCCGTAGAGCGACTTCACCTTCTTCCCGGGCACCGTGTCCTTCTCGCGCACGAGCTCGGCGATCGCTCGCGTCCGCCCGACGTTGTCGAGGAACTCCTGCGCACCGAGGGCAACGTCGGCCGCGGTGAACTCGGGTGGCAGTAGGATCGCGCCGCGCTCCGCGTGGTAGTGCGCGGTACCCGGGCCCTGGTAGAACGCTGGCAGGACGTGTGCGGCCACGGCTTGCTGATAGCTGACGTTCGAGAACTGCAGGGCGAGCCCCCACAGCAGCTTCGAGTCGAGCTCCACCGCGATGTCGCCGAGGCCGTCGAGCACGGGTGCTTCCTCGATCTCGAGTTCCTCGAGGTCGACGCCGCCCGCCGACCGGGTCGCGGCGCCGGTGCGGAGCGCGGCCGCGATCTCCTTCTGCGTCAACGGCGTGGGCTTCGCCGTCTGCGCGGCGCGCACGAAGTCCGTGGCGATGTCGACGAACTGCTGCAGGCGGAGGTCGACTTGCTCCTCGAGCGCGATGTCCTCGTGCCACCCGGGCTTGAGATCGTGTGAGTGGAACCCGTCGTCGTCCTCGATGGTGAGCAGCTCGTCGGACGTGAGCACGTAGGTGTTCGGTTCGTTCAAGGCTGCACCTTCATCTTCTGCACCAGCTCGGTGTAGCTCGAGTGGCCTGTGCGCGTGTTGAAGTTTTTAGCGACGTTCTCGCCGCCGAGAATCACGAACTCCTGTTCGTCGATTAAGCCGAGCCCCGTGGACGGCACGGAGAAGATGCGCTCGCGCGGGATCTTCGCCAACCGCATCGTGGCGTACTTCTTATAAGAGCGTCCGCTGGTCCCGAAGGCTGCTGCTGTCCCGTCCGGATCCGACGACCACGACTCGAGTGGTCGCATCTTCGCGCTGCCGATCGTCACTGTGCCGTCGTACGCACCGCTCGCAGACTGCGGCATGTGGTCTTGCGCGATGTTGCTAGTGCGGATGCCGCGCACGAGTGTCACTTCCGACGGCACACCAATCTCGACGAGGTATTCTTGTGTCGCGTTGTACATCGCTCGCAGGTGTTTCTTGAAGCCGCGGAACTCCTCGAGCGTCATCGAGATGTTCTCAAGCACCTGCGGGTTGACTGCGATACTCGCGAACTCCTCGGCTGCTGCCGCGTGGATGGCGTGGAAGATCTTGTCTTCCGCGAACTTCGCGACGCGCGACATCGCCTCGCCCGACGCGCTCGCGTTCCAGATGTCGGCGATCCGCCAGGGCGTGAGACCGATGTCGTCGGCCGTTGCGTTTGTTCTATAGGTGGTTTCCAGATTGTGCACCCACTTCGTCGCCGCTCGGATCTCTTGATCGAGCGGGTCGAGAAAAGGCGTGACGTTGTGTCGGATCTCTTGCTCGACCATCGTCGATGATCGGTAGCTGAAGATCTGCTTCCGCGCTCCGATTTGGAAGTCCTCGACGTCCTTCATCGTGAGCTTGTCCGGTGATGCGAACGGCTTGTGCCATGGCTCGACCTTCGTCGGCGCGACCGCTGGCGCCGGTGTCGTGTGCGCTGCAGCTCGAGCCGCGGTCGGCTTCGGTATCGCGTAGCCGGTGGCCGGCTTCTTCGGAGGTGGCGAGACCGTGACGAGCTTCTCGGGCTTCGGCGCGATCTTCTTCGGCGGCGCCACGGGCTTCGGCGGCTTCGGCTTCGGCACCTTCAGCTTCGGCTGCACGCCGGCGGCGCCCGTCCGCACGCGCTCGAGATCCTTGGGCGTGACGCGCACGGCGATCGTCTTCACGGTCGCGCTGTTCGTCACCTCGACCATCAACTGCTTGCCGTCGACCCACGAGCGCTGGATCCAGCCGCCCTTCACCTTCGAGTCCTTCAGCGCCAGCATCTCGTAGTCGGTTCGACCTCTCCGACCCGCTGCGGGCACCGTGTACTTCTCGGCGGGCTTCAACGCGATCGGCCGGCCCGGAGCCCCAAACGGTTTGACCGCGCCCACTGACCTTGTGATGGCCGGGAGGTCTTCGGGGTGGATTCGTACCACGGCCCGACGAAGCTCGTTTTCCAGGGCAACGGAGACGTCGAGGAAGTGAGCCCCGGCCCCGGGCGCCGAGACGAGCTGCCGCGAGACGATCGCGCCCTCGGTTTCCATGCCGGTCGCCCACAGCGCGCGCGCCTCGTATTCTGAGAGCGGTGTCGGTTTGTACAAACCAACAGGTGCGGGAACGGTTGGCACGTAGGCGCTGCCCGAGATGACCTTCTTCCCCTTGCCGGGCGCGGCGAACAGGTTCACGGGCGAGATGCCCGTCGAGAACTGCGCGGCGTCCGACTGGGTGCGCGCCATGAGCCCGTTCACGGTGCCGAGCGATCGCGCTTCGTAGTTCCTCGGCACCTGCACCATCTGCATGCGGGGCACGGTCGTCGTGCGACACGAGAAGTGGAAGGGCGGAGGTCCGATGCGACAGCCGAGGAGCTGCGAGCCCATGCGGTCGAACGCGACGGACCCGCGGTCGTCCGCGTTCCCCACGCCCGAGCGCTGGATCGTGCCGATGCGCTGCTTCCCCGCGCCGAAGAGCTCGTTCCCGCTCTGCCGGACGAACGGCGCGACCTTCCGCACGTCCTCCGGCTTCTTCACGTTCGCGGCTGCTGTGGCGATGCCCATCGCGCCGTCGACCGGGATGCACTGCCCGTCCATCGCCCGGCAGATGTCGCTCGTGCGCTCGTCGAGCACGGCGACGATCTCCAACATCTTGATCCCGGCTTCCTGGTACGACGACAGCTCGCTATAGGTCCGAGACCGGGACAACGCGTTCGCCGCGACGACGTTCGCGTAGTTCTTCCCCATCTGGTTCCACATGCCGGGCACGCGGCGCTGCAGGTCGTCCGCGATCTCGTACGTGCCGAGCCCGGCCGCGAGTCCCTCATGCACGACCTTCCGCCCCATCGCCGTGACGGAGTCTGAGCGGAAGCCGAGCTCGTCTCGCAGGAACCAGCCCTGCTGCGTGCCGATCTGGGCGAGCGCCGCGACGTTCGGAGAGGATAGCGAGACACCGATGCGCGGCAGGAACTTCTCGCGCACCATCTTCTTCGCCGACTCGCCCACCATGTTCGCGGTCACGGTCACCTGCTGCGAGTAGCCCTTCAACGCCTTCGAGGTGCCCGTCGCCTTCATCGTCGCGTTGAACGTGTCGAACACGCTCCGGATCGCTGCGCTGTCGAGCGCGGCCCAGTTGACGTTGAGCTTCTGCAACGCCTTCGTGAGAGCGGGCGCGGTCGCCAGCTTGTCCGCGTGGCTCAGTTGACCCGAGAGCATGGACACGATGCGCCGGAACTCGACGGGCGACCGGACGTTCGCGGCCTTGGCGATCGTGCCGTCGTGAGCGACGAGCTCGCCGGCCCCGGGCGCGATCTCCGCGATCTTCATGACCTCGCGCCGGTAGTACAGGTGCGCGGCCGGTGCGCCGACGCGCTCTGCGATCTCGACCTCGCCCGAGCTGAACGCGATGCCGATCGCCTCGAGCCGAGCTTCCTCCAACGTCCGCGCCTTGAGCACGGTCGCCGACTGCCCGACGATCGCCGCGAAGCCCACGGGCGCGAGCGCGCGCGTGCGCTGGCCGGTGGCGAGTAGCGCCAGGGCGAGATCGCCACCGAGATCGCGGCGCGGCCACAGCGAAACGTAGCGGGCGGGCGCCGGGCTGGTGTACGCCGCGAGCACTACTGCCCCGGGATCACTGGCGCTGTCTTCACGCCGGCTTCGGCGAGCTCCTCGGGTATCGGGTGCTTCGGAGGGTCGGGCGCGGGCATGAGCACGGCGAGCCCGTCGATGAGACGGAACCACACGCCGCACTTCTTACAACCTCCGGCGCCACAGTGAATCAAGCCCGTCGTGGGTGCGGCCTCGGTGCCACTGAGATCGGTCGCCGCCATGTTCACCGAGCGACACGCCGGGCAGTGCAACACGAGCAAGCCCGAGCGGTGCCTGAGCACCTCGCCGATGTAGGGCGTGACGCGCTTGCGGATGCTGTCGATGTCCTTCGGCAAGAGCTTGTACGGCGCGTCGTAGAAGGGGAACTTCGTCATCCTTCACCGAGCCTGCGCCTGTACTCGTCGTGCAGCAGGCGCACGGAATAGGCGCGCGTGAGGTCTGGATACAAGAGCGACTTCACGATGACGCGGCCGGTCATCTCCTCGCGCACGATCTCGACGCTGTTCCACGTGCGGTCGAGCGTCGGCTGGATCCGGTCGTACTTCGCTCCTTCGAGTCCCATCTATAGTCCGTTCGGGTTCTCGGTCGCGAGCTCCCTGTCGACGAGCCCATCGAGGGTCGCGGGCAACGGCTTGAACTGCGGCGTCGGCGCGGGCGCTGGCAACTGCGCGTCGTTGTAGCCGACGGCCGCGCGCTGCATGAGCAGGGCGGTGACGACGCGCCGCAGCTCGACGGACTCGTCGTGGTTCGCCTGGATCTGCTCGACGAGCTTCTCGGTCTGCGACTTCAAGAGCTGGTAGCTCATCTCCGCCTTGACCGCGGCGACCTTGTCGGTGTCGTTAAAAAAGAACTCCCAGAACCCGGGCGCGCCGGCGACGGTGAGCGCGACGACCAAGACGAGAGAGAAGCCCGCCTTCTTCAACTTGATCGCGTTGTCCACCAGGCTCTCGGTCTTCTCCTCTGCGTTCTCCATGCGTTCCGTCATGGGTGCTCCCTTCTTACGGCGGCGTGCCGCCACCTTCGTCGGCCTCGAACCTCTTCGCGTACTCGGCCGCGAGCGCCGCGGCCTGAGCGTCACCAGTCGTCAACGCCTCGACCAACGACTCGAGGCGCCGCATCTTCGCGAGCAGCGCCATCGGCGCGACTTCCTCGGGCGCTCCCTGCGTGCCGCCGCCACCGTATCCGCCGAACCCGCCTTGCTGGCCGAGCCCCGCGAGCGTGTACGCCGCCGGCTGCTTCTTCGCCCAGTCCTCCTGGATCTCGGGCAGGTCGATGCCGAGCACGTCGGCGAGCGCCTGCCGCTTCTCGTTCGGCAGTAGCGCGGTGTCGCGGTCCGCGTTGATCGCGGCGATGATGTCGTCCGGTGTCCGCGTCAACGGCGGGTTCGATGCGAACTTCAGGTACTTGATCCCGATCTCGGGCATGATGAACTTGTTCATCGACCAGTCGAACTCTTCGCGCTCCGGGGCAAAGACCTGCTGCTCCGCTTGGAACAGCGCGGCGAACGCCGTCGCTCGGTTGAGATCGCTCGGTGTCTGCCCGCGCAGCACAGGCGACAGGCGGAAGCTCGAGCCGATGCGGTCGCCGTTCCGCTGGTCGTACTCGCCGAACACCTGATCGTTCTGCTGGTCCGCGCGGCACGACTGGTACGTGATCTTCGGCAACGGCTGCCGGTTCGCGGAGTCGATCGCTGCCGCGCCCTCGGTCTTCGCCTCGAGAACGATGATCCGGTTCTTCGAGCCCGCGCCTCGCATGGCGTCGCGGAGCATGGACTTCACGCGCTCGCCCGCGCCGGTCGCGAGCCCGCCGCCGTCGACGAACAGGAAGCCTGGCGGGATCGTGCCGTTCTTGAAGAACGCGTAGTTCATCTCGTCGGCTTCGCGCCCGCCGAGCACCTGCAGCAGGTTCCCTTGCCACCTGGGCCCGGGGCACGGCGTCCGCGCCGAGTGCCGCGCCATCCACCAGAGCTCGTTCGCTTGCACGGCGTCGGGCTCATCCTTCTTCATCCGCGCGAGCCCCTGCTTCGCGTCCTTGTCGCCCTCCTCGGTGTAGATCTTTCCCGTGAGGTTCGAGATGACGCGCGGGTCGCCGATGGTGCGGAAGTAGCGCCACTCGCCGTTGACGTTCTGCACGTAGCGACGGAAGCGCCGCGTGATGATGATCTCGTTCCCCTTCGACAACGGCGTGACCTTGTCGAGCTCCGTCACCTTCACGTTGTCGACGCCGCTGTCGACGATCGGCCGCACTGTGTAGGCGGGCACGTAGCACAGGCGCCGCGGGTATCCGGTGACGTCGCGCAACATCTCGACGCAACCCCACCCGTGCGACTCGCGGTCCTCGCGTACCTTCTTCCGCAGCTGAACGAACGACGAGCTGCTGACGCAGTTGCGGAACCACGCGTCGAAGAGGTACTGCTCGCGTCGGATCTCGTCCTTCAGCATGGCGAGCGTCTCACCCACGAGCTCCTCGGTGACTTCGACTGGCTCCTGCGCCTCGGCCTCGGGCTTCTTCCGCCGGATCTCGGTCGTCGCGTCGCGCGCTGTCAGCCAGTTCTCGATCTCGAGCGACGCCTTCACCGCGATGCGCGCCTCCTCGCTGTCGAGGTTCTTCATCCACGGCTCGACGACGTCCGAGTAGTGGCCGAACCCGTCGATGTTCTGGCAGTAGGAGTCGATGCACGGCTGCAGGTGCGGTGTGATCTCGACGAACGATAGCATCGATTCCGGATCGTAGGGCGCGTCGACGGCCTGGTTCTCTTTCCAGGCGACGGCCTCGTCCGAGATGGCCTCGAGGGCTTGCTGGTCCGAGATGCTTATCCCGGCCATCGCACGGGCCTTTGCCATGAGCACGCGGATCGGCGAGACCTCTCTCTCTTTCTCGCCGGCCTTCTCCACCTGCTCGGCGCGCAGCTCCTCGCGCGCGGCCTCGGCTTCCTCCTCGGTCATCGGCTTGACGGTGCGAGGCTTGCCTTCGTTGCCGGTGGTCATTGGTTCACGCCAGCGACGTTCAAGCGGGTCGTCGCTCCCTTGGCCCCGGGCGCCGTGCAGTTGAAGCGCACGTAATTGAAGTGCACCGGGATCGCGCCCTGCTGGTCCGCGGCCGCGAGGTCGACGATCTTCGTCCAGTTCTCGAGACCGACGGAGCCGTCGAGCTGCCCCGTGAACGCCAGGAGCGCGTCGCCGATGAAGTCGAACCCCTTGTTGATGCACTGGCTCAGGTCGACGACGTCGCCGACACCGGCCGCGACGACGCCAGCGACGGCGACGATCGGCACCTCTTTCATCTGCTTCGTTGCCACGGCGTCCTCCCTACTGGTTGAGGCCGGCGATGACGAGCCTCGTCAAGTCGCCCTTGAGGCCCTGCACGGTGCAGTTCGTGCGGACGTAGTTGTAGTGCGCGGCGATGGCGCCCTGCCCGCTCGCCGCGAGCGCCGCGATCACCGTCCACACCTGGCCGGTCACGCTCGCCTCGAGGTTCGCGGTGAACGCCGCGCCGGGATCGCGCGTGTAGTCGTAGCCCTTCTGGATGCACTGCGAGATGTCGACCACCGCGCCGATGTCGTTGTCGCACTCGATGGGCACGTTGATCTCGACCCACGGCGCCAGCCTTCTCTCGATGGTAGCCATCTTCGTCTCCTCACGCTTCCGGCGGTGCCGGAGCTTTCAGCTTCGCGACCCACGTGCGCAGGTACTCGCGCTGCGCGTCGTTCAGGCCGGGCCGCTGCACGTCGAACTCGAGAGTGCGGATCGCCTTCTCGCGCTCGTCACACGGCGGCATGATGCGGATCTTGTTCAAGTAGGCTTCGGTCGACATCTGCCGCATGAAGCGGTCGAAGTCGTCTTCTTTCACGCCGCCACGCTTCGACACGCACCGACAGACGATCGGCACGCGCTCGACGCCCTCGGGGACCGCGCGCCGCGTGTAGCCCGCGATGCCGCGCCCGCCACAGTGCTTGCACCCGGGCTTCGCCTTGCTGTAGTCGATGTCCGTGCCGAGGCGGTAGCGCTTGCCCTTCTCGACCTCGTTGCCGAGGAGCGGCTCCATCTCCGGCTGCTTGCTCAGGTCGATGGCGACGCGGTCGTACTTCTCGCACGTCGGGTTGCAGGCGGTGCCCTCGACCTCGCGCAGCTTGCACGTGCCGTAGTTCCTGCAGGTGAGCTCGCCGGTCATTCGGTCACAGCCTCGTATGTCGCCGCGAAGATGTCGGGCTTGCACGGGTAGATCTCGCCCTTCACGCCGCGGATGATGAAGTCACCGATGCTTCCGGTCATCTTGCCCTCGAGCGTGCGGATCTCGATGTGGACCTCCGGTGCGACGCGGACGGCTACAACGTCCGTCTCCATCGCCTTCTGAATCCAGTCGGGATCTGTTTCGTGGATGAAGTCTCCGTTCCACTGCCACGCCTCGATCACCACGGGCTTCTTCCTGTACTTCGCCATCTCAGTCGCCTTTCCCTTGTGCCGCGAGCACCGCGGCCTTGCCCTCCCACCACGTGCGGAAACACGCGGGGCAGTCGTGTCGATACAGCGGATGCGTGCAGAGCGACGGAGGCTTACCCGCGCGCGGCGCTCGCCCCTTGGGCACGAGGTTCGCCGACTGCCGCAACACGTCCAGGCGGACGATGCCGGGCACCACGGGGAAGTTGGGGTCGCGTACGATGATCGGAATGTAAGCGGCGCTCATGTCCTCGTCGGCTTCCGCGCCCTCGACGACTCGGCCGAGCACCTCCTCGTCGACTTCGAGCTCCGTGCCGCCGGGCACCATGAGCGAGGCGCAGCCGAGGGCGTCGGCGACGGGGTCGTTGTCGCAGAGCACGTGCGTCTGCTCGACGAACGTCACCCACGAACGGCCGCGCAACTCCTCGACGAGCGGGTGCGCGTGCAACTCCACGTTGATCTCGCCGTCTTCCGTCTTGACCTGCACGTGCCGCGCTCCCGTTCTCGTGTCGACCAACACCCGTTCGGTTCGCTTCGTCATGATCTCTCGTTCGCATTATAGGCGCGATGCGAGCGCGCGTCACACGTTCAGCCGAGGTGCCGGTTCTTCCTGAGTTGCTCGAACGCTTTCTCGAGTGCCTCGAACGCCTCTGGCGGTAGGCTCCGACAGGCCATCTCATGCACGTGGTCGAGCATGCTGGCTTCGAACGCCTTGTTGCGCAACCCGTCCAGTTGCTCCGAGGTCGTTGCGTCCCTCGGCTCGATCGCGCACGGACAATCCACGTGCCCTGGCTCAGCCTCGAAGTAGGCGTTCCATGCCGCCATGATCGCCGTGTTCATCCTTCCGATGTCGACGATGTCTGCCTCGACCGCGTCGTGCGCGTAGACCATGCCGAGGAACAGCCGGCCACCTCGGAGCAACTGCGTGGTGCCGTCGTGAAAGGCGACCATGATGCGCGGTTCGAGACACCTCTTGTCGCCACACGCTGCGGCGACGGCGTCTGACATGGCTTCCAACGCGTCGCGCCTTGCTTCGAGCACGACGCACGGCTCGAACTCGACCGGAGTCGCCTCGCCGATCCTGACGTGCGCGTTGCGGTAGGCGATCAGCTTGTCGCCCATCTTGAGCTTCGCCGCTTGTTCGTGCGTGATCATCTGCTCTCCCTCCTTCGTTGCTGCCGTCGTCGTTCGAACCGCCTCGCCCTCTCAGCCGCCCACCGCATCGCTTCCCGGACGGTGCCGTCGTTGTTCGCGGCGCGGTCGTAGCTCCGCCCGCACTGCTTGCACATGAGCCCGACCGAATTGCGCTCACCGCAGATGGGGCAGAGGTCGTTCACTTCGGCGCCTTCTTCTTCGGCTTCTCGATCTTGACCCGCTCGCCCTTCTTCGCGATCTTCTTCAGTGCCTTGGCCGCGGTCATCGCCTTGCCGGCGATCATCTTCATCGCCTCGGCCGTGATCGCCGACCTCTCGCCGCGTCGCTCGCAGCGCACGCACTTCCCGTCGAGCCACTGGTGCTCGCAGGTGCCGTGCTTCGTCTCGTTCTTCCTGCTGCCGTTCTCCCAGTGCTTCGCCGCGCTCTTGTTCCCCATCGTGCCCTCCTGATTAGTCGTCGTCGACGTTGAATGTGTCGCTGTCCTCGACCGCCTCGGCCTTCTCTTCTTCGTAGCTCGGCCACGGGTCGGTCGCCGCGATCTCTTCCCATGTTTTCGTGATGACAGCAGGCACGTGCTCGCCCGTCACCGCATCGGTGCCTTCTGCTGTGCCGACGCCGTCGGAGTTCATGCGCTTGTATTCGAGCCACTGCTTCCACGCCGCGGTCTTCGCGCGCTCGGCGACGAGCTGCTCCTCGACTCCCTCGAGCCGCGCGATGCGGGCGAGTAGCGCGTCGGCGGGAGTCACCGTGTAGACGCGGTGCGTGTCGATGCCGTGCGCCTTGAACAAGTCGTTCAGCTCGCACGCCGCGATGTTCGCTGGCACCGGGATCGTCTTCGTGATGCCGTCGATCTCGACCTGGAAGTCGCCGACCTTGCCCTCGATCTCGAGGATGCCGGGGATGCAGGGCTTCCCGTGCTTGAGTTGCTCGCCGTGTCCCGCGTGCTTGCAGGTGTCCCAGATCGGACAGCCGCCGGAGCACGTCGGCCGCCCGTCCTCGTCGAGAGCGAACTTGATCTCGCTCATCGGCCACCTCTCAGTGCTTCGAGGCAATGGCGCCGCGTCTCTTCGTCGTCCTCGCTCGGCTCGACGTTGAGTTCTAGAGCGACGAGCTTCAACGCCTCGTGCGTGAGCTGTTGCAGACCTCGCTTGTCTTCTCCGAAGTGAGCGACCTTGATGTCGCCGAACTGCCTGACCGTGTGCTTCTCGAGTTGTTCGATGCGTTCCGCTCGCGCGATGTCATCGTTGAGAATACGCGTTTCGTTCTTCGTGTGTCTGAATGCGGATCGGAAGGCTTCGTTCCGTGCTTCACGCATTTCAGCCAACTCGGCCTTGAGTCTTTCACGCTGCTCGCGGAGCCCGGGCACGCACGGCTCGCCGCGTCTCGAATTGGATCCAAGTGTGCAAGGTGGGTTGCCGTCGCGGTGCTGACCTCGCCACGATGGACAGTCGTTCTCACAACACACCGGCTCGCCGTTCACTAGCGTGCACTTGATGGCGTCGCTCATCGGTCCCTCGTCACGCGGCGCGCCTTCTTCTTGTGCGACCGCGTCGCCTTCACGGGTTCGCCTGCTGGCGCGCTGTCGCGTTGCAGCAGCAGCCAGTCGATCAGATAGTCGACGTGCGATCGAATCACCATGCGCGCCGCTTTCTCCGAGGGGAAGCAACGATCGGCGCCGAGGCGGTGAGTCGTGCCCGTGTCCTTCCACGCGATGTCGATGCTGTTGTTCATCGGTGGCGAGTCCGCGTCGCCGTGGTACCGGAGCATCAGCGCCGGGACAACCTCGGACGGTATCCGGCACAGCGTGTACGGGGTTTCGTGAATCTCTTCGCTGCGCAGGCAGAAGATCGTGTCGCCGACCTGCAGCTTCTTCATCCCGATGAACGTGATCATGGTTCCACTCGCCTTTCCCTGGTCAGGGCTCGCGCCCTAGTTCAGCTTATACTTCCTCTTCGGCTTCTCGTCTTCAACTTTCGTCGCGATGTACTGCGACAGGATCCGGTGCGCCAGCTTCATCCCTTGGGTGAACGCGTCGACCATGTCGTCGTGCTTCCCGAACGGGAAGTCCGTCAGCTCGTCGGGCAACGAGCCGCGGCCTGGTGTCCACGCGTCTTCGTTTGGGTTGAGGTGATGCGAGAAGATGACCTGACCGCCTTCGAGCATCGGCGTGCACTCCATGACCCGCAGCCCCTTCGACACGCGCGGCCGGAAGATCTCGATCTGCCCCTTGAGCTCCGGGTGCTTCTCGAGAGTCCACTCCGCGAGCGTCGACAACCCCGCCTTCTCAATCGCGATGCGGAACGGCTTGTAGTCGACCCACTCCTGGTAGACCTTCTCCGCCTGGTCCTTCAACGTCATGCGGTCGTGCCACGAGTCGATGACGTACACACGTTGCCCGGGCGCGTCGATCGCGAGCGTGCAGCCCGAGGTGTAGTCTTGGTCGCCGGCGCCGGATGGCGCGTCCGCGGTGTCGTAGCTGTTGATGTAGATGAGCTCGTCGGCGCGCGCCAGGAAGTCCGCGTCTTCCGCGAGCCGCGCGAACTTCAACCACGCGATCTTCACCATCGCGCTGTCGAGGTCGACGGCCTGGTTCCTGAACGCTCGGTTGAACTCGACGCTGTCGTTGATCTCGCGGTAGCGCCGGAGCAGCTCCTCCTTCGACCACTTCGCGGGCCACAGGCTGCCGAAGTCCGCGTCGACGGCGTAGAACAACACCTTGAACGCCGGGTTGTCCTTGAGCATGTGGCTCAGGTCGTCCTTGTGCCAGAGCGTGCAGATGTACCAGATCCGCGCGCCTGGCTCGAGGAGGTTCGTCCAATCGCTCTTCCACGCTTGTTTGATCTGCTCGCGCATGGCGGGCGCCGCGAGCGCGTTGCGCCTGTCGACGACGTCGTCCGCGATGAGGAGATCGGCGCGACCGCCCGTCACCGTCGACGTGATGCCGACTGCCTCGATGCTCGCGTCGCGGTGCATGGTGTTGCGCTTCACGACGATCTTGTGCTTCGACCACTCGCCGCTCGACGCTTGCCGTAGGTCGGGGAACACCTCGCGCACGCGTGGGTTCTGCTCGATGTGCTGCACGATCTCGAAGAGCCGCTCCTTCGCCCTTCCGTCCGTCGCGCAAACGATCTTGATTCGGAGGTCGGGGTTCCGCCCGAGCTCCCAGATCGCCCGGCCGACGATCTGGCTCGTCTTCCCGTGGTCGCGGGGTGCGATGATCATCAACCGGTCGTACCAGTCCATCCCGTCCGACCACTCGTCGTGGAACCACTGTTGTGCGAACGTGTAGCCCTTGTCGTCGGTGAACGCGTACTCCATGAAGGCGGGGAACGAGGTGCGGGCCATGCGGATGTGCGCGGCGGTGAGGGCCTCCACACGCTCGCGGGCTTCCTTCAGCGCGGCCGGGGATTCGGTCGGCCAGTCCGTACGAACCGCTCGACCAACACGAGGAAGGCGCCGCTTCGGTTCCCTGTACCGCTCGTGATAGAGATGGTCGACGGCGGCTTCCACCAGCTCAACCTCCGCGCGCTCGCCGCAGCTTCAAGATCGTGGTCGGCAGAAGAACGGTGCCGAACCCGTCGCTGTGCTCGACGCCGCCTTCGCCCACGTCGGTCACTTCGTACTTACCGTCCAGCCCCTCGTTCACGCCGTGCAGGATGATGGTGCCGCCGATGCGGAACGGCTGCAGCGGGTTGCTTTCGACGGCCACGAGCACCTCGCCACTCTTCTCGGGCGCGTCCTCCTCGTGGACGTAGACGGTCGGCGCCTTCATGGCTCCTCCGACCGCATCCGGTCCAAGATGCGCTGCGCCGTGGCGCGCTCCGGATCCGTTGCTCCCGAGCCCGGCGCCGCCATGCGACCGAGCGCCTCCATGCGCGCCGCCCGCTTCTGTGTAGGATCGTCGGGCTCGTCGGCCTGGGTGTAGTGGAAGGCGAATCCGGCTGGCTGCCCCATGAACGCTTGCACCCACGTCCAGAAGTCCGAGTCCTTGTAGCTGCCATGCTCTGTCGATGACGTCGTCCGCTCAACTGTGATCGGCTCGAAGGTCGGCATGCGTGGCATGCTCGGCACGTCCGGCAGTACGACGGTGAAGCGGAAGCCGTCTAAGATGCCGTTTCCTTCGCGGCCGACGCCGGTGCCGACTGCCCTGCTCACGGCTCGCTCCCGAAGGCCTTGCGCCACGCGGCGACCAGCGCCATGAACTCCTCGGTCCTCTTCGGACCTATCGACGCGCCACCCGTGAGCTGCTCGACGGTGTAGAACAGCGCGTCCGCCCGCTCCACCGCGTCCTTCAGGTTGTCACGCTGCTCGTAGAGCTCGAGATCCTCGTCCGTCGCGAGCATCTCGGCTGCTTCCGTGATGAGCGCGCCGAGTACGTGGTCCCCTGCCTCGTCGACGAGCGCGGCTGCGAATTCGAGCTTCGCCTGTAGCCTTGCGCAGTAACCGACCGCGTCAACTGCTCGAACTTCCTCGTTCTTCGCCATCTGCCTGTCCCCTCCCCGACTACTTGTCGGCGCTGTGTGCCTTGATGCCGCTCGGGCCCGTCGCGTGCTCCGGCCGCTCGCCGGTCTCCGCGAAGAGCAGCATCTCGTCGACCGTCCACCC